CTTAAATTGGCCCAAAGACCTAATAATGATTTTTGTATCATTATTACCAGTAAAGAAACGGTTAGAGTCCGTATCTCTTTGGTTTTGACTGGACCATACGGTTTAGAATCTAAACTGTATGGGCTCCTAGTCCAAGGTTACTACACCTTAAGTACATTTCTTTAAATCCACATGAAGAGAAATTATATCAAAATTCTGTGAAGAATAATGATATTAATATTTCCTCAAGTAGATTCATCAAGATACCTTCGTCCATTTTTTAAATTAATATTCAAATTAATTAAAAATCATGGAACAATATACACCATTAAGTATTTAAAAAGGTGTCGTCTACATTGTACAAGGTACATATGTGGACAACCACTTTTTACAAATACTATGATGATTGGTATTGATAAAGAAGGTTGACCAAAAGTTCTTCACTTCCTAAAACCATTGGTTGATGGTAATCTTTCATCATTAAAGTATCTACTTACAATCTTAAACTTCACTAGAAGTTGAGATTTAAGTAGTAATGATTGAAAGAAAATAAAACCTGATTATAATAGTATTACAGATTCATCAAAAATGAAACTTATAATACCATCAGGTGTTATCAACCAGTTTGTTAAGGAATTCAGATTAAAATCTGACCATCCATCTTTTGAAAAAACAAGAGATGTTTATCTTAGCACTAAAGCCGGTCCAAATGGACCAGCAACAATTAGTTGCCAAGAAGATCTGTTAAATTTTGATTATTCAATGATGAATAATTTATTTAAAATAACAGACCAAAATGGTATAGATTTTTTCTGTAAAAATTATTCAGACGCCTTTGTGAAAGGCATTTTTCCTTCAAAGTTGAAAACTTTAGGAAAAATTTCATTTGTTAAGGATCCTGAGTGTAAATTAAGAATTATAGCTATAAGTGATTACTATAGCCAATTATTCTTAAAACCCATCCATTCAATTATTATGAATAAACTTCATAATATTAAAATGGATAGGACATATACTCAAGATCCCCATTCAAATTGAGATCTGAATAATAGTGAAAAGTTTTGATCTTTAGACTTAAGTTCAGCAACTGATAGATTTCCTGTAGAATTACAGAAACGACTTTTAGCTAGAATATTCCATATGGAATTAGCTCAAAGTTGACAATCTATCTTGAATTCAAGGTGATTTAGTACTCCAGAGGGTAACATGTTGAAATATTCAACAGGTCAACCAATGGGAACTTATTCATCTTGAAGTGTCTTTACCTTGACTCACCACTTAGTAGTGTACTATTGTGCACATCTGTGTGGTCTTAAAAACTTTGATCAATATATGATCTTAGGTGATGACATCGTTATAAAAAACGATGCTGTCGCCGAAGCATATATCAAAGTTATTAAGGGACTTGGTGTGGAGTTGTCTTTACAGAAAACTCATGTATCAAAGGATACTTATGAGTTTGCTAAAAGATGAATCCAACCCAATAAGTCAAGAGAGATAACTGGACTTCCGCTTGGCGGGTTATTACGTAATTTTAATAATCCATATATAATTTTTACAATTTTATATGATTATTTTAAAATTAAAAATAACTACCTTCCAAGCAGAACTGATTCTTTAGTAGAATTAGTTAAGAGATTGTATAGTGGTATGTTGATGAAAAATAAAAAATATTTTTCATTAAACATAAAAACTATTACATCACTAAAGAACTTCTCACTAATGTTAGATATAATTTTTGGTTATTATTCATATGATAAATTGAGAAATTTATTCGCTATGAATATAACAAACGAAAATTATATGATTCCTGATGAAAGGACAATCCTTAATGAATTAAAAAGGATCCTTTCAAAAGGGCTAACATCAAGAATTTTACAGATGAACTCTGCAATTTTAAATACTCCTAAATTGTTACTGGATAAATTTAATCCAGAAACTCAAGAGGATTATGATAAGTTGCAATTCAATCCGATATTCCTTTCCATCTACAACACTATTTCTCGATTTAGAAATATTAAAATCGAAGATCTTGATGATCTTCACAATATTTCTAAAGAAATATGTGATCTTAATATTGAATCAATATTCAATAAGGATAGAAACAAAATTCAATCCTTAATTGAAATTGGTAAAATATTAAAAGATGGTTTCAAACTTGAAAACCAAGTAACTGAAGTGTATTATGGATCTGCTACTATAACAGATTCTTATACAATGTCAGGAATTGGTAAAATTCTAATCAACAATCTACAGACTGTTGAATTAGATCAAGTGGTTAAAGGGACTTATATCAAGCCACAAAGTATGGCTGATATGTGAGCGAACTTTAAGATGTAATCTCTTGAATAATGTTAATACATTATTCCCCTTAACTATAAGGGGGAAGTTTAGTCTAGAAATAG